ATTGGCAAACAACTCTGTTGCTTACAAGCAGAAGCCAGAAATGGGTACGTTTATGCGTGAGTGGCTTGCCTTGTATGATAGCAAGTCAGGTGAACGTGGTATGTTTAATCGTGAAGCTGCCGACAAACAGGTTGCCCGTAATGGTCGCCGTGAGACAGGCCACATGTGGGGCACAAACCCCTGTTCTGAAATCATCTTGCGGGGCTATCAGTTCTGTAACTTGTCAGAGGTTGTTGTTCGTGAAACCGACACTCTGCAAGACCTAAAAGATAAGGTACGCTTGGCAACCATCTTGGGAACCCTTCAGTCTACCCTGACTGACTTCAAATACTTGAGGAAGATATGGAAAGACAACACAGAAGAAGAGCGTTTGTTAGGCGTATCCTTGACTGGTATCATGGATCACTCCGTGCTTGCAAAGAACGTAGACAGCAAGCGGTGGCTCGAAGAGATGCGGCAAGTAGCGGTGGACACGAACAAGGAATTTGCCCAGATGCTTGGAATCCCACAGAGCACTGCAATCACTTGTGTCAAGCCGTCGGGTACTGTGTCACAACTGGTGGACGCAGCAAGCGGGATTCACGCCCGTCACAATGACTACTTCATCCGTACCGTTCGCGGTGACAACAAAGACCCGTTGACGCAGTTCCTTATCGAACAAGGTGTACACAACGAACGTGACATGATGAAGCCAGACTCTACGACTGTCTTTTCGTTTCCGATGAAGTCGCCTGACGGTGCCGTCACACGAACACAGATGACTGCCATTGAGCAGCTAGAGTTGTGGAAGACCTATGCGTTGCACTGGTGTGAGCACAAGCCGTCTGTTACCATCACGGTAAAAGAACACGAGTGGATGGAAGTTGGTGCGTGGGTGTATGAAAACTTTGATGTAGCATCGGGGGTATCGTTCCTTCCACATAGTGACCACACATATCAACAGGCTCCGTACCAAGACATCGAACGTGAAGATTACTTGGAATGGAAGCAGGTGTATGATAAGATTACAATCGACTGGAACAAGCTGACTGACTTTGAGAAGGAAGATAATACAAGTGGATCACGCGAACTTGCTTGTACTGCTGGCGTCTGTGAAGTCGTGGACTTGAACGCAGCATGAACTGTTGGTTTTGCAAAACTGAATTGACATGGGGTGGTGACCATGATACAGAAGAAGACGATGACTTCTGCATGGTTACCAACCTAACCTGCAGTAATTGTGGTTCGTTCGTCCTAGTCTACTTACCTAGAGAAGCTTATGATACAGATCAAAATAACGCCTGAAATTATTGCCCGTGCCAAAAAGAAAGCTGCCTCTGTAGGTAATCTACAGGGCAGCATCACGGGCAGTCTATCTAATGTAGTTGGTGCAATCGGGGAAATCATCGTCCAAGATTACACTGGTGGTATCGAAGCCAACAGCAAAGACTTTGACCTATTGGTACAAAACCGACGCGTTGACGTGAAGACCAAGCGGTGCAACACAACCCCATCACCCAACTACGATTGTTCTGTGGCTGCTCACGGTTCCAAGCAGGACTGTGACAGCTACGTCTTTGTACGAATCTTGACCGACCATAGTAAGGCGTGGATTCTTGGCGAAGTGTCTAAAGAAGATTTCTACAAGAAAGCGACACGTTACCAGCGGGGCGACATCGATCCTGCAAACGGCTTTAAGTTTAGGGCTGACTGTTACAACCTAGCAATACAAGAACTAGAGACTGTCAATGGCAAAGAAGCAGCACAAGGCTAATCTATTTTCATTCAACGCATACTTGGATCAAAACGGAAATGTAGAACTAATTTGGGATGGTGTTCCCCCTGATAAGTTTGAAGCCGTAATGAATGAAGGGATGCCAGAGTATGACGGATCACACTCAATAGCATCCCTTTTGAGGTATCTGCGTTCGATGGCAGATGAAATGATGGACAAGTCTAACAAGTATATTTAGGCAGCAGCCTTCAGATTCTTGATTTCTTTATCCACTGATTCTTTGATAGACTGAAGGTATTGTAGACGCTTTGCATCGGCATCCTTCTTCATTTCCTTGATTACAGCTTCGCTAACAATGTAAACAGGGTTGCGAGTTGTATAGGATTCAAACAGATCATACCACATTTGTATCTCCTTTAGCTGTGAATGACTGAAGGATATATAATTCGCGTTTGCAGAAAATCAAGCCTTGTCGTGTACTTTTTGTACATCAAATTTAGCACGAAGAGAAGACCCCTTGTGCCGCTTGTATCCGGTCGAGGGGTTTTTCATTAGCTTATATCCGCCGCCCCTCTGCTTCATCCAGTGATAGCCTTTTGGGGCCGGTACTGTTTTAGTAGCCACGCTTCTTAGCCTTTCCGCCGTACATAAGTTTCACACCACGACCTTTTAGAATATCTGCACGTGTGACTTTACCATCACCGGTTAGGTCAGGAAAAGCCTTGCCCCCTGCTGCCATCGGTGTGCGCTGCTGTGAAGTTGGCATTGGCTGCGCTGGCATCATCGGGCTAGTTGTTGGCATAGGTGCCGTACCCTGATTCATTGCGTCGGTTTTTGGCTGCTTCTGTTTCGGTGCAGACATAGCACTACCGCCCATCTGCATCTTCTTTGCTTTGCCACCGTACATCATTGGCTTGCGGGTTTTACCGCCACAAGAATATCCTGCTGATTTACGCTGGCCGTTGTTGTACTGTTTCATTGTTTGATCCTTTATCTAAAGATAGATGGTAGGGGTTTACTTTGTCTGATATCTCTGCTGCGCTTAGATACCTCTGGGAACAGTGGAATCTTGACGCCTTCGCCAACCAGTGCATCACGAGCCGTAGTCGGTATGCCTGTCTCTAAGTCTGGGTACAGGGTAAATGCTCTGCCGTACTTATCCTTCATGGTGGTCGGTTTTGGTTTGTCTTGCATATTTGCAAACTTTGCGTAAGATGCAACGAGGGCATTGTAGAAGGACGTTTCCCGTTCAGGGGTGAGAGGCTTGCCGGTGCGAACCATCTCTAGGAACATTTCGCCAACTTCAGGATCAGCCAAAACCGACCTGATCATCTTGTAGTTGTTGTTTCGCAACTGCTGTAAGATAGCTTCTGTACCGACATACCGTGCGCTGATGACGCCACGATTGATTGCATAAAACCGACTGATAAACGATTCCACACTAAATGAACGAGGAACACCCACGATATCAAAGTCGCGACCACGATAGTCCGGTGCCCGATCAGCCATTAGCTTTGCAGTAGCATCCCAGACTTTGTAGCGGCGTTCACCAATCAAGTTCTTTACGATGGCCGCTTTTTCTGGATCGTTGCTGCCTAGCATTTCCCGCATAGCATCGATATCAACTACAGATTCGGCAATGGTTGTGCCTCTTGCGTCTGTGATTACGTTACGCCCTGTTAGCTTGAAAGCGCGACGCTCTAGGGCATCGATGTAAACTTCAGACAGAATTGTTGATACCTGCTCGTCTGTGAAATTACCAGCATTCTTTATTTCGCGGCGAATTAGGTTTAGTTGGTCTACACCACCAGAAACCAACGCTTCGCCAATCTGGTCTTGTCCCAAGCGACCCGGAGCGTAGTTCTGAAGGACAGCAATCGCCAGTTCCTTTTGCTTCTTTGCTCTCTGTGCGGGTTCTAGGGTTTTGTCTAGCTGCGTCTTGATGTCAGATGTTACCCGCTGCACGGTTCTGTCGTATATCTCATCACCAACCGACTTACGAGAAAAGCCGATAGTGTCATCAACCAACGTGCCGATGTCGAGCATAGATTTTACAGTACCGTCTGCACCACGCATGGTAAAGACCTGATCTAAGTTGCCCATCTGACGGGCAAGTTCTTCTGGCTTGACCTTACCTTGTAAGCTGATGATGTAATCAGCAACGGCGGTTTTAACTGTTGCAGCTACGGCAGCAGTAGTCTTGTCACCTTCTATAAAGGTATAGACAGGCAGACCGCTACGCTGATCGATTACTTCTTGTCCCAAAGTGCGTTGCAGGGAATCAAAGAAGCTTTTGCCGCCTACGCTAGGGTCCATATTTGCAATGGCTTTGACGTTAATCCATTCGCGTGGGTTTGTTGCACCGTACCGAATCCCTAAAGGATTGTTTACAGATACATCAACAGCAGACCTGTCACCCCAAGACATCCAACGTGGCACAACTGCTTTTTCGTTTGTGTCGTACCAGCGAGACTTGAACTTGGTCCAGTCGCGGTTTGCTTCTTGAAGGGCTTTTCCTACAGGCATGACAGCATCTACACCCGCATCGTTCTTTACAAGTACGCCCAAAGTATCGATAGGTGTGCGGGTTCCGTCTGCCGCAACCATCTCAAACTGCCCAAACTTACCCTCAACGATGTTTTCTAAATTCTGGAAGAGGGCTGCACGTTCTGCATTACCGCCCTTACGAGCAGCAAACTGTACATGCCGAAGAGCCTTGTCTAGTTCCCGAAGCTGTGTGAAGGACATCTCAAAGATATCCAAAGTGCTTTCCTGCTGCTGGGCAGCTTCCCGCATAAATTGCACAACTTGCGTTTGGTCGCTTACGCCCTTGCGGAACTGCTTGCCTTGTGCCTCGAAGGTCTTTTTAAGGTCAGCAACAACTTCTTTTACAGACTTTTCAGTTCCCTCTGCCAGTGTAGCAAAGAACGGTTCCGACAATGTTTGGAATGTCTGGTCGAGTACAGCAACCTGACCCGGAGCCATGTCTGCGCTGCGAAGCTTACCAAGAGGTAGGTCAGGCTGGCCCAAGAATATGGCATCGAATACATCACTAACATTAACCGACACGTTACCTTTGATGGGATTGCCTGAACCGTCCACAAACTGCCCGTTGTCAAGAACGCCATATAGCCGCTGTGCTACAGTCTTGTCTGCTGCGTGTTTGCTTTCGAGCAATGCAGCCATCAAATCCCCCGGCCCATCGAAGCTAGGGATGTTTGCTTTTGCCCGTTGCCCTGAAGCAACTACACCCTTTGGACCAACTGCACCTACAACCTCACGGGTTGCTTGAGACTGTGTCGCAAGAGCAGATCGTACCGAATCGGCATGTTTTGTAACTGTATCGGCTACTCGTTCTTGGGTTTCTTTAGCAATCTGATTGAATTGTGGGCGAGGAACGTCAGCAGCGTTGACCAAGTTTTGGGCTTGTAGGCGTTCCATAGCACTGTCGAAGTTCTTTACAGTATCTGGTCCAAGCTGATGCCCGTAAGATGCACTGTTTCCATCGATCAAATCTAAGAAATATTGTACACCGTGTTTGTTGATTACATTGATGTCGCTAGATAGTTGGTCGATGGATTCTTGACCACGTTCAATTGCCGCATTAACAATACGGAAGAAATCGCCTTTTGGCGTATCACCAATGCCGCCTTCGATACCTTGCAGCACACCGCGTAGTTCAGCAACCATCTGCTTTTGCAAGTTCAGGTTGGTTTCCAAATCTTCTACGCTAAAGTTGCGAATCTGCTTAACAGAAAGCTGGCTGCTGGTGATATCCTGCAGAGACTTGAGCGTTGCCAAGCCAGTTAGGTTAGCAAAACCTGTATCTAACAAACGAGGGTTCAAACCTTCTGCGATTAACACATCGTAGATTTCATCCAAGTATTCTGCTCGTTGGATGATACCTGCTTGCATCTCTGGTGAGAAGTTTGTGATGTTTTCGGTCAGGAACTTTAGCTGGGCTTTCTTACCCATAAACCGACCTGCAAGGCTGCTTTTCATAAGCGCACGGTATGCGGCAGGGACGTTGCCTTGTGTCATGTTTAAGAATAGCCCTGCACCTAAACCGACGAGTTCACCCATCATCGGGTCGCCTGTAACGCCGTATGTTTCGTCACGCTGCTGGAAGAAGTGGCCCGTAGTTCCGGCACCAACAATCATGTACTTATCGGCGGTAGAAATGTCGCGCATAAATTTAGGCGTTCCACTGCGACGTTCAATCTTTGCAAGGTCGAATAGAGCCTGATTTATTTCTTGGTTGAATTGATTTAGCTTTGCCGTATCTGCAGCATCTGGTGTACCGCCACGCTTCTTTATTCCAGCGTAGTATGCGTCACGCCGCTTTACTAAGTTAGTGTGATACTTAGCTGCTTGTACAACTTCTGCACGATTGCCAACAGACATTGCAGCATCTTCGACTTGCAAGCCTTTTGTGATACGGCTACCAACAGTCATCTGCCGCATCTTTTGCAAGAAGCTAGGTTCTGAACCGTCAAGAATACCTGAACGAATCTGCTTGTACGAATCTAGGATTTCATCGTAGCTGCGGGTAGAGCCTTTCGCAATCTCTTCTGCGTAGAACTGTTTGAACCGTGCCACCTCACCTTTAGAGCGTAGTGCAGTTAGGGCACCGGCACCCTTGCTAGGAAGAGCAATTTCACCTGCAACTTTTACCAAACGAGGTGCCAAGCCGGTCATCGTTGCAATATATTCTTCTGCAACAGCAAGCGGAACTATTGTGCCGCGCTGACGCATACTTGCAATCATCTGATGGGAAAGGGGTTGCCACAAGGTATCCATGATAGCTTGACGACGTGAAGATTCCCGAATATCAAAGTATGCAGGATCATCGTTGATATTATTATAGGTCAAGTCGGCAGCGTCGGCAATTTCACCTACGCCCCACAAAAGCATCTGCACAGGGAACTTGAGAGCGTTTTCACCTATGCCACTTGCGATCTTTTCCAAGTCGCCCATTGCGGGGGCTGATATAGCATAGTTGATAATGTCGGCACGGCTACGAGCATCCTCGACACCAGCTTTGATCAGACGCTTGTTCAATAAGTCAGCAAACAGAGGTTTACCGATTTCAGGATCAACTGCATTTAGGGATACTACTGATAGCGAATCACGATAAGCTTCGATATCTTGCGGTGTCATGTTTTTTGCAAGAACTTGCCGAAGTTCTGTTTCGGGTATTGCTCTGCCACCCTCGTAGGTCACTTCGCCGGTCTGTTCGTCCCACGTTATCTTCTGATCAGGATCAGGTAGCCGTGTCATGTCATAGATGAGATTGTCCCACGGGACATCGTACAAGCCGCCCTCATCGTCGATAATTTTTGTTGTGCCAAATTTGTTGGCTACGTCCAAGCGAGTTGCATAGTCCATAGTTTCAGGAAACATCAACTCTTCGCCTTGTGCGTTGCGGACGCCCATAGCCTTACCAAAGTTTTCTTGAATCTTCGGGTTGTCGAAGTTCATAACCTGCTGCAAGGTAATCTCTGGGCTGATTTTACGGGGGTCAGCAATGCGTGGTGTTACCTCTGTTTTTATTTCCGTACCCATAACGAAGGGTTCGGCGGTAACATCAAATTTTGGCTGCATCATACCTGCAACGACAGTCTTTTCCAACGAAGGAAACCTGTCAACAGGTTCAGGGCGAGGTTGCGGGGCTAGGGAACCCATCGAACCCGGTTGTCCCACGCCCATACCTTTTAGCAAAGATTGCTGTCCCTGTGACAGCCGTGCCATTTGCTCCTCTACAGGAGTTCCAATTGGATCAGCCATAAACTTTCCTTATTTAGAGAGGATTCGTGCGATTTTTGCAGCACCCAAAGCGGTAGTTGCAGCTTCTAAGCTGTCGTAGGTATCAGCAAACTTACCTTGTGACTCGTTGATCTTCTTTAGCTTGTCGGCGTCAGACATCTCTGGGATAGGGATAACTCCACCTTCTCCTGAAACCGACGAACCGGGTTGTTCCAAAGTATCGGTCACATCTTCGATAGTTATCTTCGTGCCGCGATTGCCCAAAGAAAGTTCTTGCAGTTTCAAAGCAGCATACGCTCTCGCACCACCTTGACCAACTGCGCGGGAGTGCTTTTCAATATCAACAAGCATCTCTTTTGCAGCTTGTAAGATTTCAACTTCCGTCGAGGCTTGACCAAACACGCTGTCCATTTTCAAGGCACGAAGGATATTCTGAACGTCTTGGTCAGAAATTGTCCGACCACCAGTTCCGCCTTGAATCGCTGCTGCCATAGAGTAGGCAACCATGAAGCGATAGTAGTTACGAAGGGCAAGGTTTTTGACTGTTTCGTTGTTAGAACCCAAGCCTTTGACTGCTTCATCAAAAGCAGCTACGTTTTCCTGTCGAGCAGTACGTTCTGCCGCAAGAAACGCATCTACCGTATCGTAACCACGTTGCTTGGCAATCTCTAGGATGTTAGTCGGTTGGTTTTGTGTGATAGAAAAGAAGTTTGTTCTGCCGTTCCTGTCCGTACCGAAGATGGTGTTCCGTGCAGCGTTTACTGCTTGGTCTTGGGTTACAGGAATCAAACCCGGAAGAACATTCTCCATGCCTTGTTGGAACAGGTGGACTGCACCGTCTGCAGCAACGTAGAACTGACCCAAAGAGGTATTGATGTCGATGAACTTACCATCTCTAGTATAGTAGGTTTGAATCATCCTGTCAATCTGATTGATGGCGTTTGCTGCAGAATCTGCTTGCTGTACACGGCTTGCACGTTCCTTAGAAAACAACCGACTATCTTTGTTGTTTTGTGCAGCCCACAGCAAGCGGTCCCGTGCAGTACCGGCAACAGAAGGCGAGAAAGCAGAGATGATAGCCATGCCGTCTTCAAAGTTGCCGTCAAAGGCGTTGTTAAATGCAACCCTAACATCCGTTTCTACGTTCGGATTACCAACTTTGCGTTCTGCGCCTATCTTTAGCATGTTCTGAAAGGTTGTAAAGAACGGAGCATCGTCCGTGTCTTTGGTCTTACGCAGATAGTCCAAGAAATCTAGCTTCGGCTGCAAGCGAGATACTACGACTTGACCGTTTGGCCCCTTCTTGATACGCCGCTGACCGTTTGGTCCAATCTCGTACTCGAAGGTTACAAGAGACTTGAAGATGTTCTTTGCATTGTTTATGTCGGTTTCTGTTCCGCTAGGAGCGAGGGCAGCAATAGCAAAATCGACTGTCTCACGATACTTGGGATCGAATGGGATAGCCATGTTTATTCTTGCTGGCAGTGCTGGTGCATCAGGGGAAGCTGTCGGATCGACAACTTGTGCAGGAATGTTAGTAGCGGTAGAAGCAACAATTACATCTTGAGGGCTACCATCGATAGACACGCGGTTGTCTGCTGCAAGGGCTGCTTGTGCTTCTCGTGCTCTTAGACCAGCACGGATTTCTATCTCTTGTTCCAAACCGGGGATGGTCGTCAGAATAGGATAGTTAGACCGAAGGAACTGAACATTGTCAGCAAGAACCTGCTTCGACGGAACCATTTCTCCTGTATCAGGGTCTTTTACGGCAGTGTTCTGTTCGATCAGGCTTGCGGCGTAGTTAAGGATACGGGGAAGTTGTGTTTGAATGTTTGCTTTGTTCCAGTCAGGAACGCCGCCTTCTTTCTTGGGTAGCTTTTCGATCCAGTTACGGAAGCTTCCCAATTGCTGAGACGCGGTCTTAAATTCCTTCGTTACAAAGTAAACCTGCTCATCACCGTTTACATCTTTGTAGTCGATATCAAACGGAGAGTTCGCCCGTTCCATTTTCCCCTTAGTGCCACTTGCGCTGGTTCGTTGCAGGGGGATATTATATTTGCGTTCCTTTGTTTCAGGGTCTAACTGATAGGCATTATCGGAGGTAGCTTCGTACTTTTCTGGATTTTGCTGATACTCGTAGAGAGGAATCGGCTTAACTGGTCCTGTGCGCTTACCGTTTTCGTCTAAGGCATAGACGTCAACAAAGTTGTTCGATACTTTCTTGGCGGTTTCTTTCTCAAGGAATTTAATTGGACCAGTTCGTATAGGCTTACTATCTTTCCAATCAAATGTAGCCTGACCAATATTCGTTGCGCCTTGTGCTTCTAGTTCACCACGAGTACCATATATTTCGTTACCGTCCTTAAAACCGACGAATGGCGGTGTTCTTGGTTCCTTTTCCGTTTTCGGCTGTGTAACAAAGGATTTCAGTTCAGTAGATAGGGCTTCTGTTTTGAATCCTAACCCTGCTGCAAAGTCTGGTGATACCTTCTTCTGACCCAAACGAGTTGCGTTTGGATATTTGGTCTCTAGTTCAGCAATGGTAGTGGCGTAGACAGTTTGTGGCTTACCGTCCTTTACGATGGTTCCTTCAGCAACAACTACGTCTTTTTGCTTTTCAGCTTTGGGGGACAGAAACTCTGGATAGAAGTTGTCTTTGTAGGTGTTCCCTGTGATATCACGAGAACCAACAGCCGTTAGCCCAAAATCTTCTAAGGTTCCCATCTTGCCGAATTGAGAAACGATATTTTTGCTAAAGAAATCTTGTGTTCCAATTTGTCCGCTTTTTGCACGATACAAGGGAACTGTCTTTGCTTCTTTAGGAACTTCCTTGATCTCGCCCGTGCCAAACCGACGGTGTGTGATCGTTGCATCCTTGTATCTTTTGTCGAGTGGATTTAGTAGTGTAATCGGACCATCAGGAAAAAGCCGACCAAACTCCTGCACCCGCTGCTTTGCCATCGCTTCGGCTTCTTTTTCTAGACGCTCTTTTTCAGCAAGCTTACGGGCTGCTTCGTCACGTCTACCTTTTTCAAGAAATTTTGCAGCCGCATACGCAGCAAAAAGTAGTGCATCAGCCATCTTTACATTTCTCCCATAGCAAGGAACGATTCAGGTGTGCGCTGTGGTTCTTGCGGTCTTTGTGGGGCGGTTTTCCGACCTAGTTCTTCTACTTCCATACGCTCTTCATAGTTCAACTGCTCGTTCATTGCCTTAAACAATTCTGGATTCCGTTCTTTCATAATACGGAAGAATGATACGTCGTCTACTTCGCCTTCTTGAATGCCATCTTCTTCGTTTTGGTCAACCATCATGCGTGGCTCAAAACCCTCTTCCAAAGCTTCGCGGTACAGGTAGATAGCGATACTAGGTTTGATAAGTTCCGCAACATCCGGGGTGTAGTACCCAGACATAAATCCTTTGAATGCAATTTGAGCAACCAACTCTTGTATAGAGATACCAGCAACCAACATCCGCATGATGTCTTTACGACGTGCGGGTTGTTCTAATTTATCCAAAACAAAGTCTAGGGCTTCGTCTGGATTGCTGTATTGTGGCGGTCTTTCCCATGCCCACTTACCGGGTTCATCCGTAAGGGAATGTCCCGGTGGTGCAGCAAGGGCTGTGATCTTATCAAATTCATCTTCTTCCATGCTTGGGAACCCCTACTTATGAAAACTTTTTAGATAGGCGAGTTGATGGTGGTGTGGCACTACTCAAACCAATGGTTTGTCCAATACGAAGGTTTGGTGAAGGTATCGGTGCCTGACCAGACATACGCATAATCTTTTCTGCAACACGGGCATCTTGAAGGGCACGAGATACGCGGTTTGTCCCGCCCAGCGGAAGCATCTGTGCTCCGGCTCCGGCACCCGTTATCTTTCCTGCAGCCATGCTGCTGCCCACACTCAACATTCGTGGGTCTGGTCCCTTTCTGCTCGACAGTTCTTCTTTTCTTTTTAGATACGCTTTAGCAGCATCTTCCCCCATAGCCCCTATGTCTTTACTACCAATCCCTATGAAATCTCCCACATCCGATAAGAAGCTTTGTGCACCCTGTGGAAGCTTACCAAAAAGGTAGCTTGCGCCAGAACTTATAGTTTTTCCAAGTAGTGCTGTTCCAACTGATGTCAGAGCCTGTGATAAAAAACTCATAGCTTATATCCTATAAGAATATCGAATCGATTGTCGATTTGATCAAGAAGTTGTTGTACTGTGAATTATAAAGTGACTTGTTTGCATCGATCTGTGCAGCTTGCATAGCAGCGTTGTGTGCCCGTGCTTTATCATTTTCAGAGATTTGCATCGCCCAAGAAGCTTGGTCACGGTACAACTGCCACAGGTTATTCAAAGAGTTTTGATTGAGGGAAAGCAGGGTCTGTACGTTCTGTTGGTTTGCTACGTTCTGTGCGGCAGTATTGGCAGTGTTGATTTGCCGACGCCACGCTGCGTTGCTCTGATCGATAGTCGATTGCATGTTTGCGTTGAACTGTTGGCGGGAAGCTTCCATCGATGCGTTGAACTGTTCCATTGCGCTTGTCTGGTTCACGTTGAACTGATCGATAGATGCCGCACGGTTCTTGTTGGCAGATTCAATCTGGGAGCCTAGTTCAGCAAAGAACATGTCTACTTCGTTGCTTGACTTCGCGTTAAATTGCCTAGAAGCATTTTCGGCCGCTTGATCAGACAACTTCATCTGCACGGCAGACTGGTAGTTGATCGATGCGGCCTGTTGTTCTTGGGTTAGGTTTTGTACGTCAATAGAAAGAAACGTCTTGGCGTTCTGTACGGCAGCAGCCTGTCGGTTGTTTAGGTTTGCCATGTCCATGTTGGCAAGAGCGACAGCATTTTGCAGTTCAGCTTGTTGCTTGTTGTTGAGGTTTGCAAGTTGCAGGGTTGCATATTTGTCAGCGTCTTGCTTTGCAATTTCGATACCGGATTCGGTTACGGCCTGTACCATTGCGGCTGCAGCCATCGAACTGGCACCCAAGCCACGCTGCTGCATAATTGCGCTGACCTTACGGACTTGTGGTGCGGCCCAAGCAGGAAGAGGCTGACCAGCAACAATCGAACTCATCAACTGACCCATCTGATATTGGGTAGTTGCTTGCGGGTCCATCGTGGCAGTCTGGGCTGTTGCAAGAGATGTAGGTGAAAGGGTGCCTTGTGCAGCGTTTACCAGTGCTTGTGGGTTCACACTACCTTGTGCAGCTTGCATATTTTGGGGCGGGGTAGTTGCCGCTGCTTGATACGTATTTGCTGCCTGTGCTGCAGGGGCAGTCTGGTCGTACATTGCAGAACTAAGACCAGACGGTACCGGCGCAGAAACCGACGACATCAGGACGTTGTTGTTTGTCAAGATTTCGTTGGTTTGTTCTGTGATTTGCTGGGCAGTAACGGTCTGTTTCGGATCGAGAGCAGTTTGCTCTGCCTGTTCGGTTTGCGCTTGTACCAGTTCTTTAGATAGGGCGTCCCCGGTTTTACCTGTTAGTGTAGCCATATTTTATCCCCTACCTTTTATCCAAAGCTTTATCTAGCTTATCTTCGACCCGATGCAAAGCTTCCATGACACGGCGCATGTCGTCACGAACGTCGTTACGAGTTGCGTAATCTTCGCGGGTTTTGTTTAGCAAAATTTCAATTCGCTTCTGCTCTTTGGTCATAGCGTTTCCCCACCATGCGCCGCCAGCAACAACAATACCCAAGAGCATATCTATAAGGTTTTGCATTTCCATCGGTAATTATACTTTTGGATTAGCTGCTTTGATCTCATCGACATGAGCCTGCCATGCTTCAAGACCGTTTTCGGTAATGTACTCTAGTTGACTCACTGGTGCACCGTATGCTTGGATTCTTGCAGCAAGCCAATCTGGGGTATCGTCAACTGCAACTGGATCAGGTTTAGCAGAAGCTGTGGAAGTTAAACCAACTGAAAGGAAGCTTGGTGCAACACCTTCTTTTGGCGCAAACTGAAATGCCAGATCGTCCACATCCTCTTGTGTCATGTCGGCTGATAACCGTAGTTCAGCCCAAGATCCATCGGCATACCGTACAGTAGCTATACCATTCTCTAATTTTTCTACGTTGTACTGTGTCATTGCCATCTCCTTAATGGGCATGTGGCCGAAGCCAATTTTGTTTTAAGTGGCATGAAGCAGCCACACTTTTTGCATTGCTTAATTGATGAACGGAACCACTCACATGCCTCACAAACTTGATAGCGTTCGCTTGGGGTCATGCTGTTGCCCCATAGACGTTACCGCTATTGTTAATTGTAATTGATGTGCCTGCTACAGCAGCACCGGCTGCGCCACCTGATGAACCAGCAGAACCAGCAGAACCAGCAGAGCCGTTGCTATAGTTACCATTGGCACCAGTCGAACCGGTACTACCTGTAGCACCAGTCGATCCGGCAGTACCATAGGTGCCTCCTGCGCCGCCTGTACCACCAGTACCGCCAGTTCCACCGGTACCCGCGCTTGTTCCGCCAGAAGCCCCTGCTGAACCGCTGGAGCCAGCAGAGCCAGATGTGTTGGCTTGATTGTAGCCTTGCCCTACACCACCGCTACCGCCGCTACCGCCGCTACCACCAGAACCGCCGCTTGTGATTACGGTTTCAGACTTGCTTGCTTGACATGCTGCGTGGTCGCCCCAACCTACGCAGCTATAGCAAGTATAGGTTGCACCACCAGATGAAAACGATATGCTGTTTGGTGCTGAGAAAATGTGGCTGGTTTGGACTTCATAACTTCCGTAGACCCATATGTAAGCGGCATATTTGTCACTGCTATCGTTATAGTTAGCCCAGCAAAATCTCGAACCGCTGTGCAAATATGTGCTGCCATTCCAGCCTCTACCGCCAGACCAACCGTCTGTGTAGCTTCCCTGCCCACCAGTACCACCAGTACCGCCAGTTCCACCGGCTCCGCCTCCACCGCCGCCGCCAGCAACGATACCAGATGCAGCATTATTAAGAGTTACACCAGACGCGGAACAGGCAATAGCGTTACCTCCTGCACCAGCAGCAGAACCGCCAGTACCAACAATAGTACCACTGTTGTCTATTGTTAGAGAACCAGCCAAACTAGCCCCGATAGTTAGGGCTGCAGTGCCACCAGTTCCACCAATGGTGACGCCAGAATTAACTTCAATAAATTTAGGGTAGTTTACGTCTTCATCATCACCAAAGATACCTGCAACCGACTGGTTGGTGGCATCTGCAGAAAAGGTTTTCTTAAAACCCTTTGCTGTACCATAAAAATCCGCAACCACTATTTCGCCAGAAGTCGGCACACTAGCAGCTAGATTTGTCGCCGTATTATCACCGGCTTTTGTTAGAATATTTGATCCACCACGATATAAATCACTCATGCTGATTTGACCAGAACCGCCAACAAATTCAGCCCTTAGATCACTAAACGAGACTTGTCCACTGGCTGCGATTGTCATTATTTGCTCTCCAATTCCTTGACACGAGAGGATAAGTCTTTGACAGCCTCAATCAACAAACCGACGAGTTGGTCGTATTGCACTGTCTTATACGCCTGACCATCATCTACTTTGAGGGGAAGCTCTGTTTCCTGAACTGCACTAGGAAGCACCTTTTCTACTTCTTGTGCAATAACACCTGCAGACTTTTTACCGTCAGCCTTGTATGTAAAGGTGTAACCATTTAAGCTGTTTACTTTATCCAGAGCACCATCAATTTTGGTGATGTCTGTTTTTAGGCGTTCGTCAGAAATGGTAGTTGAGTATGCGATTACGTTGCCGTCAGCGTGAAAGTCACCGTCTACTTCCATACGAGCAATTTCGCCACCGTTAACAAAAAATGACGTATACCCAGAAGCACCGATTGTCCAATCAATGTAGTTGCTCGTGTCTCTACCGATGTGTGTGATACCGTCACGCAGATCAGACTCAATGCTGACTGTAGTGCCCGATACGTCGATGCCTGTGCCAGCTACAGGAGCCTGTGTGTCTGCTGTCAAAGTTGTGCCAGTCAGGGTCAAGTTGCTACCGATGGTAAGCCACGCTGCTGCGCCTGCCGAATCATCCCACATTAGTACGCGGTCAGCATTTGGATCAGTCAGAGATTCAATACCTAAGTGCGACAGGGCAATAGTAGGGGTGCCACCTTCTGATGAGGATGACCCAGAGATACCTGTACCAGCCGTAATAGTTGCTACGTAGTTACCTGTGGTGTCGGTTCCTAGTGCAACTGAATCAGCAGCAACTGCGTTGGCTGTCGTAGCTGTGGTCGCTGTGGTAGCATTACCCGATACATTACCTGTTACGTTACCGGTAAGATTAGCAGTAATTGTTCCCGCGCTGAAGTTACCACTTGCATCCCGCGCCACAATTGTACTTGCAGTGTTTGCATCTGTCGCGTTAGATGTTACGGTAAATGTTGCGCCTTCTGATGCCGCCGAACCAGACAAACCGACGCCCGATACGGCACCTGCAGCAACATAGTTACCGGTAGTCTTCGTACCTAGTGCAACGGAATCGTTAGCGATTGCAGCAGCTACAATAGCCCCTGCAGCGATACCAGCAGATGTAATCTGTGGTCCTTCTCCTGTTGTTCCATCGTGGGAGTGGCCTGTAGATGCGTTAAAAGCCGATTGGATAGCATCAAATTCGCCGTCCAAATCCGCTGCGTTAATTACGTTACCGTCCGCGATATTGTTGGCGGTATCGTTTCTGGTATATCCTGTACCCATTTGTTATCTCCTTCCATATAGTGCGTACTGGACAGTCGCAGCGTCTATGGTAAATGTCGAATCGGTGGTTTGTCCTAGTGTTTCATACAGAAGTGAAACAGTGAAACCAGACCCCGTTACCGGAACCTGATATATTGCACGTTGCTTTTGACCAAAAGTTGACGTACCAAATACACCTGTACCATACGTAATCGAACCAGATGTCGAGTTATTCAGGCTAATTGGCAGAGGTTGCACAGAACCTGATTGGTCAAAATCGTATTTTATAGATAGCTGAATATCAAATACGCCGTCTGCATCAATATAGGTGGTTGCTTTGTAAAGTGTTTTACGAAGGTTAGGGTCTTGTAGCGGAACAAACGGTGTTGCAAAAGTTGCTGTTATGTTTGTGCCGTCGAAAGTGTTGCCTTGCTCCATACGATATACATAGTCATCATCTCCGCCGAAGTACAAATATTCTGTGCTGCCATCGTATTCACTGTACACAGAGTACACTTTGAAACCACGTAAATCGTTCCATGCAATACTGTCTTGAAGTTGTGTTCCAGCTATACCCTTCGATGCAGATGCTTGGTATGAACTATTGTATCCAAAAATTCTATACTGGCTTTTTTCTCTAATTACACAGCTTGAAAAAGTTGAACTGGTACGAACTAAATCTAAGGTTTCAGTCTGTATTGGTTTTGAGATTACGCCTAAACTAAAGTCGCCTACGCGGTCTGTTGCAGAAAACAAACGAAGACCGTCTGGCCCTAAGAAGATAATGTCGCCACCTATTTCCTGAATGGTATCTGCTTCTACACATCCTAAGTCACGAGAAACGGGTTGCAGGGCAAAGTCTGCTACGCTATTACCAGCAAGTCTACTTATAGACGTTTCGCTAAAAATAATTAGTTGATCACGAAACACAATCAAACCTGTTATTTCGTCACCTATGTTTATTATACCACCACCGGATGCACTTGTAAAGTCTTCATCTTCGTATGGTGCAGAAAAAATGAGATTTTCGCCGTTCCCAATAAAAATATGGTTCTTAAAATTAGTTACAAAGTCTGCACCTTGTACATCCGAAGATAAGGCTGTCAGTTCTTTGAAAGTTGTATTATCGAATGTAAACGGCTTATTTGTACCGTCTACTACCATTATCTTTTCAGTACCGTTAAAGTTGTACTTTAAGAAACGAACCTTTCCAGAGCCTGCATTTAAGTTGATGCCAGCACTACTAAAAGTAGCATTATTTGTTATTTCTGTCCAACCACTACCGGAGGAACGATACAAACCGTTGTTTTGTGCAGCGTACACGTTGCCGCCATAATACACAATCCCACGAATTGGTCCGGTATTGCCTACTGTGTTGCTGTCGTGCTTAGTGTATCCTTCGATACGACGATAGCCCCCAGATTGTGACGGCTCAAAGTTGCGAAGAATACGAGCAGAACCCGGTGCACCCAAACCGTGTTGCAAGGGAGACAGATTTGTAATCAAGCCGCCCTTGAGTTCAAAGGCGTTGGTAGTCCAGCGATCCGGCATCTAAACCGCCCTTGCGTAGATGTTTTCGTTTACACTTTGGATACGCATACGCTTCATTCCTTCTTCAAACTTTTGAAAGGATACTCGCGCAGATTCAATATTATCACGGAACATGTAGGCGTAGTACATGCCGCCGTCTACAATTACGTGGCGATACCGATAAGGAATAGTAGGAACGTCGGTATCGTTTACAAGATCAGCGGGATACATGTAGTATTCGTACTTTACAGAGTATGCTGCGTCTGGAATAGGTGCAAAAATTATGTCGCTATCTTGTGCACGAACAACGTAATCTGGTGCTGATCCTTGAGTTGCCGTCTTGTATTCATCGTCAATAAACCGACTTACGTACTCATCATAGGATAGCTGCGTCAAACGACGAGCGTTTTCTATGAGAGGCGTAGTTGTACGTTCAAGACGAACTGTATCAAAATCGACGTACTTTGCGTTGCCCGGTAGGGGATACCGCATTTGACCAGCAGTTAAAGTAAT